TTTTTCAAGCAGAAGACGGCATACGAGATTCTGACATGTGACTGGAGTTCAGACGTGTGCTCTTCCGATCTGTAAATGAGACGCACAGAAAGGCACTGAACGTTATTAATAGCGGTAATAACAATAACATCTTTATTGAACCGCGACTGGAAGACGTACAGACCATGTTCGGTATCCCGGAGACTATGGGAAATCCGGACGCAAAAGCACAGGCCGCCAACGATGAAGCTATGAGCGCCTGCCACAGTTTGATACTTCACACCATGCGTGTATTGGGTGATAACGTTTATCCGCAGTTTCTTGGCTATGGCTATTTAACAGCGCTGACGCAAAACCCACTTATCAGGACAGGCGTAGAGATGATTGCCTCTGAAATGACCGAAAAAGGCTGGAAACTCACCACGGAAAAAGAAGAAAGCCGGGAGAAGATTAAATTTCTTGAATCGGAGTTAAACCGCCTGAACGTCAAAGATATGTTTTATAAAGCTATCTGCAACAACGGCTATATGGGCGGTTGTCTTGTAGGAATGGACTACGAAGGAGAGCGCCCCGAAGACTTAGTAAATGCGATACCGCTTACCGCCGATGGCCTTCTAGGTAAGAAAATCAAAGGTCTGCGCCTGCTGGAAGCCTTCAATATCTCGCCGGGGGAATATGATTCTACTAACCCAATGAGCCAGAATTACTACAATCCGCAGACATGGTTTGTCATGGGCGTACCTATTCACCGCAGCAGGGTATTATACTTTTCGCAAAACGAGCTGCCTACGCTGCTGAAACCTGCTTATAACTTTTTCGGTATTCCGCTTGCGCAAACCGTCTTAGACGTAGTTTCTCACTTTACCGAGTGCCGGGAAGCAGAAGCACGTTTGCTTACTAAATTCAGTTTGACCATATTCAAAACAAACCTCAATGCACAAATTCTTTCCGGTGCTGATTGGGCGTCTATAGACCGCCGTTTAAATCATTTTGCCAAAAATCGTAACAATGACGGCGTGCTCCTTATCGACAAGGAAGAGGAAGAAGTAGACGTTAAAATCACAGCTTTATCAGGCGTGCGTGAAATCGTATCGCAGGCAATGGAGTTTGTAGCGGCTATGTTTCAGGAGCCAGCAACTAAACTGTGGGGTATCGCCCCGCAGGGCATGAACGCTACAGGGGAAAGCGACCTTGAAAACCATTACAAGCACATCAGCAGCCAGCAGGAAAGGCAGCTTAGAAAACCGCTTGAACGGTTGGTAAAGATACTGCAACTCATTGAATATGGCGAAATTGATGAAAGTATCAGCGTCGAATTTAACCCACTCTCTGAAAAGAGTGAGGAAACAATGGCTACACTTCGACGCACTCAAGCCGAAACTGATAACCTCTATATAGCTATGGGAACATTGGCACCAGAGGAAGTACGCGAGGAGCTTAAAACGCGTGATAATAGCCCTTACAATCATTTTATGGCTAACTTTGATGTAGAAGACACAGAAGAACCAAGCGCAGACTATAGCGAGATAATGGAGCTGCTAAAACCCGAAACGCCGCCAGAGAAGAGCAGTCAGGGGTGAGTAAATGGCCAGACGCAGAAGGACCAGACGAGGGCAGACCTTCCTGCCGCCACACGTCTTTAATGCAGGCATACAGCAAAGCTATGCCCGCGAGATACGCCGCATTATCCGCCCCATGATGAAAACAGCTATCCCCTATGTCTTGAAGAATTACAAGAAGTTTCTCAAGGGCGACCAGCTGGCGTATGATATCACCATTGAGGGGCAAGAGGTAAACCTTGACGAGCTTCTGGCGGTACTGCGGCGGAAATTCCACCAGTACATTATGGACTTCAATCGGGAGCGGGCGGAACGGGCGGCCGTGCGCTTTATCAACAAGATTGATAAAACCAACAGGGCGGCTTTAATGGCGGAACTAAAAAAGGTAGGCGTGGCGATTAAATTCACGGTAACACCAGCTTATGAACGCATACTAGAAGAAGCTGCCGAACGGAATGTAAACCTTATCAGGACCATTGCCCCGTCATTTTTTGATAAAATCATCAAAAGTGTATATGAAAGCGCCAAACGTGGCCGGGATATGGCAAGCCTTTATCAAACGCTACTAGACATTGAAGGTGTTACAGAGCGTAAGGCGCAGCTGATTGCAATGGACCAGACGAACAAGGCCACGCAGGAGCTAGAACTTGCCCAATCCCGGGAGCTGGGTATAAAAACTGGCACATGGGTACATATTCCGGGCGAGAAAACGAGCCGTAAATCACATGAGGAGATGGACGGCAAAGAATTCGACTTGGACGAGGGATTGTTTGACTATGAGGTAGGCAAAAAAGTGAAACCGGGCGAGCTTCCCTACTGCCGCTGCACTTACAGACCAAACATCAGCGAACTGCTCGAAACCTAGTAAATACGTACTACAGGACTTTAAATATACACTTTTTTGCTATAATAAGGGAGAAAAGTATTGAATTTACACGTACTGTAGCAGACAGCAAATGTAGATTTGAGGTAGACCCACCCCCCGGGGATAGGATTTACACCGTTTAAGCTGTGTGCATAATTTGCAGATAAAATGCCGTGAAAAGCCGTATAAATACCTCAAAATTATTCATGCAAGTTAAGAGGTGATAAAGTGGAAAAAGATAACAATTTGACCTTCGACGCTGCCCCGTCAGCCCGAAGGATAGACGATAACGGATATCTGCACGTATCAGCCTGCCCGATATCCAAAGCCTGTATCAATCCTTATTATGGCCGGGAGATACCCGGAGCCGCCGAACTGGGACTTAACCCCACGGGGATATACTACGGATACCGTGACCCGGACGAGCTGGCCAAAGCGGCCGAGACTTTCAACGGCCTGCCGCTGCTGCTTGAACACCACTTTGACAGCGCAGACGAGCCGCAGAAAGAGCACCGTGTAGGAGCTACCGGGACAGACACCACGTTTGACGCTCCGTATTTGCGAAACACAATATCAGTGCAGGACGCTGACGCGATTGGAAAAATCGAGCGTGGAGAGTTTAAAGAGCTTTCATGCAGCTACCGTTATACGCCTGACTTCACACCGGGCGAGGTTGACGGCGTCGCATATGACTTTATAATGAGAGATATAAAGGGTAACCACGTTGCCCTTGTGCCACGTGGCCGAGCTGGTTCCGACGTGGCTGTTGCCGATAGTATGCCCGCTGGGCTAGCTATAAACAATACCCCGAAAGGAGAGTTAAAAGAAATGGCAAAATTTAGAATTACCGAGCCAGTGCAGCGCTTTAAACAACGCCGCGCAAAAGCTTTGCACTCCGTGCTTGCCGCAGATGCCGACTTAGGAATTGAAAAGAGTGAGACCGAATTGGGCAACTTACTCAAAGCAATCCAAGTTGTAGAAGCACAAGTAGAAGGCGGATATTCTCCCCGCGATGTTGGTGTTGATATCGACGAAAACGCAACCGTTGACGAAATCACCGATAAGCTTTTCCCCGGCTTGGAAGCTGCCGCTAAAGACAAAATCCGTGCTTTCCTGCTTAGCTTGAAAGGCACCAAAGCAGAGGACGAAGCCGCCGAAGCTGTAACCAAACCAGCCGCCAAAGACGATGAAGGCAAAATGACCTTTGCAGAAGGCGTCAAATATGGTGAAGAACTGGAAAAGAAACCCGGCGAACGCGAAAAGCTGGATAAAGAACATGAAAGCGAAGGCATGAAAAAAGCCTTGGGTGAAGACGACGAACTTTCTGAAAAAATGAAAGACCCTGCTTTCAGGGCAGCGTTTGAAATGGGCGTTAAATACGGCGAGAAACGCGAAAAAGCCGACCCGAAACGTATCGACCGCGACCACGAACGCGAGGGCGAAGAAAAATACTTGGCCGAAGACGCACTGCCTAGCATTTTGGCGGCAGAACGTAAAAAAATTGAAGCAAGTTTCCGCGAACGCAATGCTGCCGCTGAAACCTGTCAAGCATTCTTAGGCCGCAAAGTAGACCCGCTGGCTTATGATAGCGCAGATGATATCTATGCTGCTGCACTCAAAGCAGAAGGCTTCAATGTTTCCGAGTATGCACCTACCGCCTATAAAGGCATGGTTGACGCACTGCGCAGAAGCAAACAAACTGAAAAATGGGGCGCTGGCCGCGTTGCTATGGATTCCGCAGTATCCGTACCAGACTACCTGCAAGGCTTAAATAAAATCAGCGTTCGATAAGAAAGGAGCGTAAAAAAATGGCGTTTCAAAAAACTGTAAACACTTACCCCGGAATTGGTATTCCGGGCGCATATGCAGCTATTAACCCTATCGTATCTACCGCCAAAGGCTATGTTGCTAGCGCTGCCTGCAACATCGGCGGTTTCGTATGGGCTGACGCGCCCAAAGCAGGCTGCGTTAAACCTAACGGCACTGGCCGTCCTCTGGGCTTTGCAGTGCGCGAAATTACCAACCCGCTTGGAATTGACGTAGAAGCATCTAACGTTGTTCCGGTTGGCTATCCTGTATCTGTAGAGGTAAAAGGCGACTTCTTTGCCGTTACCCTTACCGAAGCAACTGTCGGCCAGAAAGTTTTTGCCGTACTGGCAGACGGTACTATCAAAACCGGAGATGCACAAGCAACCGTTGAAGGTGCCGTAGAAACTGACTTTGAAGTAATTCAAGCCGGTTCTGCTAACGACGTAATCATCATCTCAAACTGGCGTGGGGCTGTTGTTCCTGCTACCGCCGAGGCCTAATGGCCTGTAAGTACAAAAAAGAAAGGGGAACAGTAAAATGCCAATGAACATTGACCAACAAGTAGCACTTATGCGCGAAAAAGGTTTCGTTTTTGACGACCACTATAAAATTCGTGGCATTATGGCTAACGACGCCGATATTGAGCGTTTGGCATACGATGCCGCAATGGTAACCGAACCGAACAGCGGTGTACCTGTAGAATTTACTTCTTATCTTGACCCGCGTGTTATTGAGATTATGACCGGACCTCTCAACTCCCGCGAGATTTTCGCAGAGGTTAAAAAAGGCGACTGGACTACATCTTATGCACGTTTTGAGGTAGACGAAATCACCGGAGCTGTAGAAGCTTACACCGACTACGGCAACGCCGGAATGGCTGACGTCAACCCGACCTATCCGGTCCGTCAACAATATGTATTCCAAACTAACATTCGCTACGGTGACCGTGAACTAGACTATGCAGCTAAAGCACGTTTGCAATTAGCAGCACGCAAACAACGCGCCGCAGCTACCACTATCGACATTGCCCAAAACAAATACAATTTGCTGGGCGTAGAGAACATGGAAATCTACGGCCTGCTGAACGAGCCTAACCGTCCGGCTGCTATCACTCCGGGAATTGGTGAAGGCGGCAACACTTGGAAGCTCAAAACTACTAAAGAAATTTACGCCGACTATCTGTTGTTGTTCCAGAACTTGGCTAAAAATTCTTTGGGCCATATCCGCAACGACAGCGATTTGATTCTGGTAACCTCTCCTTCTGCTGCTGTTGAGCTGGGTAAAGCAACTGACTTCAATGTATCCGTTATGGACATGATTAAACGCTATACCCCGAACATCAAATTTGCTCAACTGCCGGAACTGGAAAACTCCTCTAGCAGCACTGTACTTCTCATTTGCCGTAGCATTAACGGCGAGCCTACAGGTGAATTCGGTTTCTCCGAAAAAATGCGCGCAATGCGCTTAGTGCCTGAAACTTCTAGCTTCAAACAGAAATTTGTCGGCACTTCCTACGGCTGCATTTTATACAGACCGTTTGCCGTTGCTACAATGACTGGTGTATAATCTAGGGTAAAGGGAGATAAGAAAAATGGCGAGACTGACGAAGAAAAAAACCGAAGCTGCGCAAGCAGCAGAAGTAGCTACCGAAACACAAGAAACCTTAGCAGCAGAAGCGGCGGCAGAGGTCGCCGCCGAAGCTGTGAAAGCCACGGAAGAAGCAGCAGAGCCTACACCGTATGAAGCGGCGCTCAAAGAAGCCGAAAAGCAGGCAGAAGAAGCAGCCAAAGCAGCGGAAGCAAAGAAGGTCAAAGCGCAGGCTATCAATAGCGCTAACCGCGCTGTAATTGATACCTCTGATACTGTGACCTTATGTCTTAACTATCCGCAGGACTTAGAACTTGCTATCCCGACTTCTAAAGGCACTATTGAACGCATTATCCTTCGCGGGAACAATACCCACTTACGGGGCAAGGAAAAGGGCATTAACCCTGTCGGCGCCTACGGCGTAACTCCTAACGTCCCCCGTGCAGCTTGGGAATGGTTCTGCAAAAACTATCCGGAATTTTGGCTAATCAAAGAACATTTGCTGTTCTGCGCTACTAAAGACGACAAGTATAGCGTCGAAGCAGAAACAGACGAGCGCAAAGCGCTTAGAAATGGCTTTGAGCCTGCCGCCAAAATGGCAGGGCCAGAGGGCAGAGAAGGTTCAGTTACCCCGGTAGAATAGGGGGGAACTACTATGTCTAAAGAAGACAACATTGTTGAATTCGACCTTGAGGACTTTAAAGCAAAGTATCCGTTTATCACTTTGCCGGACGCGCAAATCGAAAACAATTTCGATACCGCCACTTATTTAATCAACAATGGTCCCGCCTCGGCAGTCCAAGACTACGACGAGCGGGCAAAGCTCCTTGAACTGATGACCTGTCATTTATCCGAGTTGCAAATGCGCGGCCCGCTGGCAGTAGGCAACGTGGCAAGTGCGACGGAAGGTAAAGTGTCCGTTTCGTATGCCGTGCTGGCTAAACCCAACTGGTACACGCAGACGCAATGCGGCTTCCTTCTTTGGCAGCTTATGCAAAAATATATCAGCGGGGGCCGTTGGTACAATGGGCTTTCATGTTGAGTTAAAAGCTGGCGGCGGTAGCGGGGAACTGCTGGGCAACTTTAAAAGAGTTGTCGGCCAGCTGGCAAAGCAAAACCCGCAGCTGGAAATAGGCTTTCCAGAGGGGTCAACGTACCCGGACGGGAAAAGTGTAGCGTATATCGCCTACATTCAAAATGTAGGCCTTGGCGGCGTTCCTGAACGGCCTTTTATGCAAAAGACCGTCGAGGAAAAAAGTAAGGACTGGCTGGGCTTCCTTGAAAGAATTTTCAAGGGGCACATCATCGAACAGGATATCTTTGTTCGAGCCTTGCGGGCACTTGGACCGTCGGCGCGTACCGATTTGCAAATGACTATTCGCAACTGGCCGCCGGGAGAGCCACGGCTTAACAAGCCTGCTACGATAGCGGCTAAACGGCGGAAGATGAAGAACGGGAAGTCTTTAGGGGTAAGCAACCCGGAGCGGGCGCTTATTGACACATCGACAATGATTAATGCTGTTAGCTGGCAGATTGCCAACGAAAAATAAAGAGGAGAATAACAGATGTTAGGGATGAATTTACATGCTATAGTGAGAGGTTCAATAACGTCGGTACACCCGGACGAGACAGTTACTCTTTATCAGTCTGACGGGCAGGCTGTGGCGTATGGGAGAGTGACGCCGTACTATAAAGAGCCAATCACGATTGCAGCGCAGATTCAGCCGAACGCTGAAAACTCCCTTGACCATAGCGAAAACGTGCCCGATATGCCGCATACAGAGCAGATGTTTGTTGACAGTAGTCAGCCGTTGCCCGTAGACGGTATATCGCGGGTGCCGCTATGTAGGACAGGTGATATCATCCAGCGCGAAGATGGGACCTACTGGCACATCTCCAAAGTGCTTGAAGACTGGTCAGCACATGCAGGGTGGGCGAATTTTGAAATCACCCAACTTGTGACGCCGCCGGTACTACAAACACGGCCAGCGCCGGAGCCAGAGCCTGACCCGGAAGAACCCGACGAAGGCGAGGGAAACTAAATGCCTGTATCTGATGTAGAAAAAAAAATAAACGTCGCAGTTACCGAGTTTCTGTTGAAGTACATGCGGCCGACGCTTGACCCGCAGCGCGTGTTTGAGGGCAACCAGAACAACATGGCGCTACCCGGCGATGAACGGGAGCACACATTGTTTTACTTGAGCCAGACGCGCCGTATAGGGACAAACACAGGTGAAAGCCAAGTTACCCCGGAAGGTAACGTTATCACGGCCACATTACGGGAATACGTTGTAACTGTTGATTTTTGCGACACCGATATCGACCGTTCACGGAGCAGGGCCGAAGGACTAGAAACCTTGAGCCGTAGCGCCTATGCGGCCGATTTTTTTCATAATAACTATGACATTGGCCTGCTGTACGCTGAAAACATGGTGTATCTGCCTTACGTAGACGACACTAATCAGTTTATCAACCGCTTTCAAGTCAAACTACACCTGTCTATGTGGTCAACATATTCTATCGAGGTTGAATACTTCGAGCGGGCAAGCGTGACAAGACTGGAAAATGTTGACGTACATCACCCGCCAACAAACTAATTAAAGGGGGTATCTAAAAAATGGCTATTCCTGCAAGTAGACTTGTAAACATCACGCCAAGAGTTATTTCATCTGGTTCCGCAGAGTTAGAACTTGCTGGCGTTCTGCTTACTAAAAACGCTATCATGCCATATCCGCTGCTTATGGGCTTTACTGGCCAGCAGGCAGTAGGCGAATACTTCGGCTATGACAGCGACGAGTATCGTCTTGCGGTTATTTACTTCTTAGGCTTCACGAACAGCAGCAAGAAACCTAACACGCTTTATTTCTTCCGCCGTGCGGATAAAGCTATCGCAGGCGCCTTAATAGGCAGCCAAGCACTGGGAGTAACCGACCTGCAAAAAATCACAGAGGGCGGATTTACTATCTCTGTGGACGGTACGCCGAAAACCGTAACCGGGCTGGACTTTTCCAGTGCTAAAACTCAAAGCGATATCGCAGGTTTGATTCAGGCAAAGGTAACCGGCACAACGGTAACTTTCAACACCAACCAGAAAAACTATCGCATCGTCTCTAACACTACGGGGAACGATTCCAGCTTGACCTATGCGACCGATGGAAGCAACGTAGAAGCTTTGGGAACAGACGTAGCCACTGCTTTAGGCCTTACTGCCGCTGCTGGTGCTGTGGTAAGTCAAGGTACTGCGGCAATGACACCTACCCAAACTATGAATGCTGCGATTAAACAGTCTGAAAACTGGGTAAGCTTCACCACTGTATACCAAGCAAGCACAGCAGAAGCCTTAGAACTGGCAGCGTGGAGCAACAGCAACCCGAACAAATTCCTCTATTGCGCCTACAGCATGGACGCTAGCCAAGTAGCCGGCGGTGATTCTTCCTTGCCCGGCCAGCTGGCGTTCAACGACTACGAGGGCACTATTAACACCTACGATAATGGCGAAGTTTCTGTGTTTATCATGGGCTGCGCGGCTTCTATCGACTGGAACCGTGAACAGGGTGCTATCTCTTGGTCGTTCAAAACTCAAAGCGGACTTGCTCCGACTGCTACAGATGACCAAGTACAGTTAAACTTGTTGAAAAACAAAGTCAACTTCTACGGTCGTTATGCATCAAGAAGCGAGCAGTTTAACATCTTCTATGATGGCGCTATGAGCGGCGGCAGTTATGGCTTCGTTGATGTTTACATCAATATGATTTGGCTGCAAAACGTCATGCAGACTGCCTGCCTAAACGGTATGCAACAAACTTTGCGCCTGCCGTATGTAGACCGTGGCTATACCATGATTAAAGCATGGCTGACAGACCCGATTAACAGAGCGCTCACAAATGGCGTAATCGACCCCGGTGTAAAACTATCCGAAGCGCAAAAAGCACAGCTGTATCAAGAAGCTGGCGAGGATATCAGTACCGAGCTGTACACTAATGGTTTTGTCATTAGGGTAACTGACCCGGCGCCGGAAGTAAGGGCAACCAGAGGAACACCCAACATCTCTGTATGGTACACCTACGGCGGCAGCGTCAATAAAATTGAATTCCCGCTTACAGCGGTAGTATAAAGGGGGAAACTAGACTATGAGCAGCAACATCACATCTGCTAACGCTACGGCGGTTATGATTATTAATGACCTTTTCCCCGTCGGCTTTGCTGTTGAGGGATTCGCTACCGACCAAGCAATCAACCAAGACGAGGAAACTCTGGCCGTTACCAGAATGGGCGTCGACGGCAAGTTGAGTGCTGGTTATACTCCGTCTAAAAAGACGGTGCATATCACTATCGAACCGTCTAGCCCGTCACTGCCGTATTTCCAAGCGCTGATTGCGGCGTCTGAAAATCAAATGACAGCCTTCGAGGTCAGTTTGATTATCAACATCAAATCAATGCCCAAGACATACACTTATGTCAACGGCTATCTAACCACGGCAAAGAGACTGCCGGACTTGAAACAAGTGTTAGACCCTGTAACATTCGCTTTTGATTTTGAAAAATGTATCTAATGGAGCTATAAGGGAGAAGAAAAATGAGAAAAACAATTACTGTTATGGTGAGAGATGAAAGACAGGGACGCGACCTGCAATTTGAAATTACGCAATTTTCCGCCAAGAAGCAAGAGCGCTGGCTTATGCGGGCATTATCCCTCTTGCTTCATGGCGGCTTTGCTACTTCTATCAACGTCCCTGATGGGAAACCTATCACTGAATTAAAACTAGAAGACTTAGACTTTGACAGCATTATCACATCACTTGGAAACCTTGACGTAGACGACGCGGAAAAAGTTCTTGACGATTTACTCGCCTGCTGTTCTTATGTGCCGACAAGTGGCGTCAAAACACCCTGCACACCCGAATTGGTAGACGGATTTATTGAAGACTTTCGGGTATTGTGGAAGCTGCGCGTTGAAGCGTTTAAATTAAATTTTGATTTTTTTCTAGCCGCCGGCCAGTCCCCGACGAATACGACGGGCAAGCCGGCCGATATAGTTTTCTCAAAAAATACGTAAACGTATCTAACATGACCGCGCTTGTGATATCACAGCGCTTTGCGACCCTCAAAGAGCTTGAAACCTACTACAGCTATGAGGACCTGCTGGACATGTGCGAGATAATCTATATCAACAACATTAACGAAAACCTGATGTATAAGGACATGGAGAAAAAAGCCAAGTCCAAGAATTGAAGTAAAGGCGGTATGTTATGGCTACTATAATTGATTCGCTTCTTATAGCCGTAAAAATGGATAATACTGACCTAGATAAAGGACTAAAGCAGGCTGAAAGCAAAGTTAGCAGCTTTGCTAACCGGATAAAGTCAGGCGTGCTGGCAAAGTTTGGCGCGTTTGCTTCCGTTGGCTTTGTGATGTCGCAAGTTAAAAACCTGACGGCCGTTGCTGATGATTTGGGCAAAATAGCTGACCGCATAGGCGCAGACGTGCCGAAGCTGCAATCATGGGCCACGGCGTCTAAACTTGCTGGTGGCAGCGTTCAGGCGTTCTATGGCACGGCCGAACGATTAGGCAGTGAGCTACAAAGAATTGCCGTGACTGGAAAGAGCCGTCTGCTGCCTTTTTTTGAAAGCATGGGCGTTGCTACCCTTGACGCCACCGGGAAAGCCCGTGATGTGTTCGACGTATTGACCGACGTCGCCGGAGCTGTCGAGGGCATGGACAGGCAAACCTCTGCCGGTATATTAAAACGCTTGCAGCTGGATGAGGGCACTATAGGCCTGTTACAAATGGGAAAGAAGGGAATGCAGGACCTCATTAGGTACGAACGAGAACTTGGCGTATTCCAAAAAGAAGACACCGTTATTGCCGCCAACTATAATGACGCTATGGACAGATTCGCTAGAACTCTGAACATGTCTTTCCTGCCAGTAATGCGGCTGTTTGCGCCAGTTCTGACAGAAGCGGCCAAAGCAATGACTTCTGCCTTTGCCTTTATCCAGAAACACAGTCTTGCTTTTGAAATCGCGCTGGCCGGTATAGCGCTGGTCATTGGCGCCTTAGTCCTGCCGTCTCTGTGGAGCTTGTTTGTAGCGATTATGACTAATCCTATAACGTGGATTATCGCCGCCATTGTCGGGCTTATCCTGATACTAGAGGACTTATATGTTTACGCCAAGGGCGGCAAGAGCCAATTTGAGGACCTTTGGAAAACGCTAGGCACGGGCGAGGAAGTAATGGCAGCCCTTCAGGGCGCATGGGACTTCTTAAAGGCTGCTGCTCAAATAGCTTGGGAAATTCTGAAATATATCCTTAAAGATTTAGGTATAAGAGTTTTAGAGTTACTGCGTTTTATAGCCATGCTGGGCGTGGGAGCGATGAATGTGTTTAAAGCCATAGGCGGTTTTATCAACGACTACTTTATTACGCCGCTTGAAAACGCCTGGAACACTCTGAAAAAGATTATTGATAACTTGCCCTCTCTGGACGGCGTTAAAGACTTTCTTGGCGGCCGATATGAGCAGTTCTTTACACCTATCACGCCGCAGCTGGCAGGTGCCGGAGCTGGCGGCAGTAAGACGCTTGAAATCGGCAAGATTGATATTCACACCCAAGCAACCAACGCAGACGGCATAGCCGCCGACATTGGCAAAGGCATTAATAAAAACAGCGGTCTGTACTGGGGTACTGCTACCGGGACAAGGGGGAACGACTAATGACAGTTAAGATACTTGACTTTCTAAAAAACGAATGGTCAAACTGGCTGCTTGCGGATACCCGCGGTACTACCTTAACTGACTTTTCGACCTTTCTTGGCTGGCGGCTTAAAGGCGACAGCAATGTTACCTACGACCCGGTAGAAAAAGGCTACTTTGTCGCCTATAATAAAACAATTATGCCGTTTGAGGGTACGGTTACGCTGGCCAAGTCCAGCAAAAGCCCTGCCGACTTGCAGAAGGTGCTTGACACGCTGGAAGCGTTGCGGACCAGCACAGAGACGTTTTCAATCGTCACGCCGCTGCGCGAATACAAAAACCTGAACTTGTTGAGTTATGAGTATAAATTTGAAGAAAACGGCGCTACAAGCCAGCTTATCGTAGACCTTGCTTTAATTGAAGTCCGCGAGGTTGAAAGCAGCTACTCTGATGTTGTGGTAAGCTCCGGGGGCGGTGCGATTACTACCAGCGATGCCGAAAATCCTAGTGACACGTCAACGCAGAACACGGGCAGCAAGAACACCGAAGACGGTAACGACGAGCTGACAAGTACGCTTTATGACATTGGGGCTATTGTAAAATCATGGTAAGGCGGTGGAGATATGGCGCTTAATGCTAATCCCGATAACAGCAGATACAAGGTTATTCCGCTTTCTGCTATACCCGACCAGAAATTCAGCGTTACTCTTGGCGGTCAGATATGTCAGATAAGGCTGTACTGGCGTTATGGGTGGCTGTTTGCCGATATTGATGTTGGTACTGATATAGTCTGCCGTGGCGCTATATGTATGAGTAGCCAGTGGATTATACAACAGCCAAAAGTAAATTTCAGCGGCAATCTGATGTTTGTCGACACAGACGGCCATAACAGCCAAATTGAGCTGGAAAAGATAGGTACACGCTACAAGCTGGTTTACGTATTAGAAAGTGAGATTGCATAAAATGGGCAGCTTTACGCAAAAATCAATTAGGACAACAATCACACTTCGGCAGGGGACGTTTGCAGGCGGGAACAATACTATCACCATTGAAGGACTGGCCACCGGGGCGACGATTGTTAAACCGGGCGGCGACGACAAAACGACGCTTGATTTATGGATAGCAGGCCTGCCGCCGGACGTAATGGCCACCGCCACTACTTTAGGCTTTATGCCACAGCAGTCACAGAAGAATTTAATTCTTGTCGAAGTCGGCCCCAACGGCGGGAATATGGTCAAATGCTTTGAAGGCGAGTTTACACTTGCATGGGCGGACTACACAGGCACTCCTGATGTCAAGTTTCGCGTCAGTGCGGCCAGCGGAATTTACGCCGCCCTGCTGCCTTCTAAACCGACAGGGATAAAGGGACGGGCAGACGTTACATCGCTGTTCCAGCAGTTCGCCACAGAGGCCGAGTATGTTTATCAAAATCAAGGCGTATCCGGCCAGATATCGAATACCACGATAAACGGCAGTCCCGTTCAGAAGATATACAAGCTGGCCAGAATGATTGACTGCGAAGTGTTTATAGAAAACGGCACAGTTACAACCATTCCGAGCGGGGCAAACAAGACGGGCAACGCCGTTATCATCTCTGCCGAAACCGGCGGCCGCGGCTACCCGTCTTTTACGCAGGACGGCTTAGAGTGGTCGTCTATATTTGATAATAATATCGACATTGGCGGCCTGATAGACGTGCGCAGCGAGGTCCCCAAAGCATCGGGAATTTGGAAGGTAACGAAGGTTACTCACAACCTCGAAGCCTATACCAGCTCAACAGCGGCATGGAACAGCACTTTTTCGGCCGTATTTGTGCAGAACAATCAGTATAGCTAGAGAGGTGAGGAGACATGCCAACTACGCCAGTTAAGCAGCAGCGTAACCCGACCGCTGTACAATCGACCCGGACGCCGTATTCCGGAAATTCAGAATATAACCAGCTGGATTACTTTATTCGGTCGTTTATGGGCGGCAACCTTTACACGGCACTCCCGGTTATTGTAAAGGCCGTTGAGGCGGGCGGAATTGCCCCCACAGGGCGAGTTGACGTCTTGCCCTTAACTTGTTCTATGGACGCGGAAAACAACGTCATACAGCCAGCGCAGATGTACAGCCTGCCGTATCTGCGCATTCAGGGCGGCGCGGCGGCAGTGATTTGCGACCCGGTTGTTGGAGATATCGGCCTCGCAGTATTCGCCAAGCAGGATGTTTCTAACGTCGATGTAGGTATCACCGAGCCGGTGCAGCCGGGTACATTCCGGATGTTTGATATCTCTGATGGCTTTTACGTTGGCGGCTTCCTGAACAAAACGCCAAGCTGTTATATTCAAGTCCTTCCGGACGGCAATATCAACATCACAGGACCGTCACAAGTCACTGTGAGCACGGCTAACACCCTGATAGATAGTAATACTACCATTACGGGCAACTTGACCGTACAGGGCAATATCAAGGCACAGCAGCGTCTTGATGTAACAACGGGCGCTTCTATTGGCGGCATTGAATTTGGTACGCACAGGCACACTGGCGTAGATACAGGTTCGGGAACCTCTGGCGGCCCTGTTTAAGCTGTGTGCATAATTTGCTGGTAAAAGTCCAGGAAATTATGCATAAATACCTCAAAATTATCTATGTAGATGAAATGGTAAAAATGGCCTATTTTGACATTTTCAATTTTCGAGATGTCAAAATAGGCCATTTTTGGTATAATAGGTGCATGATGGACATATTTTTTATAACAGCTGCGGCTGTAGTGATTTACGGTATCGCCTATCTACTGGAAACAGAAACCTTTAAAAAGTAAAGCAATCTGCCGAATATCTTTAATTTTGGGAGATATTTGAAGTTTTCGGCTGTTTTTAAGGCGTTCAAATATGGGGGTATTCGGCTTACCACGATGTCGGTGACCTAAAACCGCACGAATTTAGATATAGCGGTAGTCCGGCCACGTTTAACGTAACTGCCCTGTATGTCGATGAAATGTACATTGGGACAGTTTTATTGGATTGGCCGCTTACCCCGCAGCCGGGAAGCATAAAAATAACCCTCAACGGAGAAATAAGCTTTACGCTGCCTTTCCGCAATAATGCGGAAAACAATAGCGCATATGGCGGCTTTACCTCTAACGAAATAGCCAGCTGGTTTGTAGACCACAATCATCAGTTAGTAGACTGCGTAATGGAATTTGTATAGGAGTGATAATGCTATGTTTAACCGCAGATTGTTCGCTATAACAGGCGAGGGGGGAAGTGCCTGTACCCGTGACGTTCCGCAAGCGTCATTTTTGCCTATCCGTAATCAATGGGTGGGCAATAATACGGTGTATAACCCGACTTTTGAGATACCCGAAAACGTTACTAGACTTGGGCTGTACTGGCACCCCGTGCAAACAGCACGGGAAGACGACTGCAGACTGTATCGCCAAGTAGTAGCGGTATCTGCTGGGCAACGGTACAGGGTAGACTATTTTAACTGGTCAACCAACGCTACCAGTGCGAGAGGGACGCTGCGCCTGACCAACGTCGACAACGGTAGGACGCTTGACACTGCGGGCGCGGTTATAACGTTCAATCATTATATCTGGCAGCAGACAATGCGGACGCGCGTGTTCTTTTTCCCCTGCAAGGTGCTGTACTGCGGCTATAACGTCGAGATTGAAAAGCTGCCTATAACGGCCAACATAGCCTAGAGAGGGGAGAAACCATGTTTAATCGTCGATTGCTTGTCAGCACATCCCGGGGGGGTAGCGACCCTGTTCCGGAGCTACCCGACCAAGATACATTGCTTTTAGACGACTTCGGCCCGGGAACGGTAACTATTAAGATTCCAGAGGGATGTAACGTTGTAAAAGTTTTTTACGATGTTTACCACGAAAACGAAGGATTTGTAGAAATTGACGTCCGTTCGGTTAAAACTGGCGTTTGGTGGCTGGAAGCATACGGATACGAAGGGATTGTTGGCGATATTTATATCGGCGTAACAAGTGGGGCAGAATACACCCTGTCAGTTATGACGAACAGCGAAACAGGCACGGAAAGCGGTTTTATCAGTATTTACTACTCAAAGTCCATAAATACTAAAACTCCAAACAAAACGGACTACATTAAATAAAAGGGGTGCATAATGTGTTCACTAGACGTCTATTAATAGATTCGGGGGGGACAGCGCCCCGCCGCTGCCTGATGTAGATACTAACTTATGGAGTACCACGGAAGCTGACGAGGGCGGATTTTATGACACGTTTGATATTATTATTCCCGCCGGTGTAAATGTAGTTTACGTAGGTGGCGGAATAAACGGCAGCATAGTCGGCGAGCCTTGCTATTGCAGCATGTATTCAAACTTTAGCGGTAAAACATGGTTTAGCGCTTCGGGAGAAGACAGCGCAGCCGCTACGAATTATATCGGTGTCACGCCGCTGAAAACTTATCGTATCACGGTCGATTATGGCAGTGAAATAGACGGAACAGGCGGCAGTGCATTTATAAGATATTCGCAGCGTATAAATGCCGTAAAGCCAAACGTTACTGATTACTAACGAAAGGAACAGTAAAATCGTGTTTAACAGACGTCTCTTGTTCAACGGAGCCGGGGGGGAAGTGGCCCGGCAAGTTTGGTGATAACCGTTATCGACTATGATACAAAGCAACCTGTAGCAAACGCTATGGTAAGCTTGTACGACGAATTCGGCGCCTTTATAGCGAACCTCGGTTTTACAGACAATTCGGGGGTAATAATGTTTGCAGATTTTACGCTGTCGCCCGGCGGCTACTGGTTTCAAGCCGGCGCTACAGGCTATATGATAAACAGAGTTTCGTATACGGTTTTGAGTGAAGCGCCTATTAATGACGAGATAGAAATCGCGATTCAGAAACCGTTGATACCCCTCGACGAATAAAACCAAATACAGGGCAACACCCTGTATTTTTTTTTGAAATATTTCAAGAAAACTGTTGACAATATACAGAGGGGGGTATATAATATAGTCAAGAGGTAAGGGAAACACCTCAAAGAAAGGGAGTGAATACATGGTAACAGGCAGCGAGAAACAAATGAAATGGTACGAAGAAATTTTAAAGGAAGCCTATGACTATCTGGACGCAAGATATAACCATAAAATAGCAGACGAGGTAGAAAAACAGGCAGTAAGTTTAGTAAGGGCCGAGATGGAAAAGGCACTGAAAAATATAACCGAAGCCAGCCAGCCGGAAAAAGTAACCCCGCTGCGTGTGGTATAATTAACTAAACCAACACGTAAAGGAGCTGATACTATGAAAGAGTTTTTTAACCTTCTGAAAGCTAACGGCATGATTATGAATTTAGTGTTCTTCATGGCCGTGGCTTTTATGCTGGGTGCCGCAGCTGGCATTGCAACCGCAAAATGACAAAACAAAAAGACTGCCAACGTTCGGCAGTCTTTTTGTTTTAGGGTCAGGATGGAATAAAATATATTGAAAAAGGTGTAGGTAGAAGAGAGCTTATGCTCATATATATTATACCTCTTCATCAGAAAAATGGCAACAAAAAAGCAGCCTTCCGGCCGCCTCTTTGTTTTCTAAATCGCGTCACTGATTTAAGAAAGGTGATGTATTTTGATTGCAGTCTCATTATACCAAATGTGTGATATAATGTAAACAATAAAAACAGAAAAGCGCCTGACTAATCAGGCGCCTTCCAGCTGTGGCAAGCCACAAAACAAACACAGTTCTTTTCGCCCCGTGTCGTCGAGATAAGAAGTTTTGTTGTACCGTGATTATTATAGCAGACTTAAAACCAGAAATCAATGAACTTGTGAAAATTTTTCACGACTTGGGAGCGGTGCCGCCAGTGCGGGCGCCGCCAATATCGAAGAAAGAGAGGTTTTGACAATGGCACAACTAGGACTTTATGGCGGGACAGTCACCGCCGGAGCCACAGACGGCGCCCTGCTATCAACGACGAACCCGCTAAAGTACGCAGGGGAAAAGGGCGCACTAGGCGACCCGGTAGCGTATGCCCTGCGCTGCCCGAACGGAGAGCACGCCTACGAAATAGCTATCAGCGTGGCCGGTACTAATCCGGACTGGGTGAAGCTGTCGCCTGATAACATAGTATGGCGCGACGCTATCAACATTCCGCAGGTAGGAGACATCAACACACTTTTCTATGTAAAAATCAACATACCAGACGGCGCGGAATACAACCAGACTATATTAAACACGCTGCTTATTAAATACCTCGAAACAACTACAACGATTTAGGGAGAGTGCAGAAATGGAGAAACTATATCATCTGGCTAAGAGGTTCAAGGCGTATCAGTTTGACGGGGATTTGAAAAACTCCGATGGGTACTACTGCCCCGAATGGGTGCAGCAGGCGTTTGAACGTGACGAGCTGTTTTTCATCGGTCCAGAGCTTTACCTTGACCACTTCGAGAACTGCGGCCTAGAGCTGGAAAGAACGCATATCAGAGTTGGCGACTATATCACGCTGGATACGGAAAACATGAGAATTGACGCGTTCAGTCCGGCGCAGTTTAATCGTTTTTTTGAGGCGGTGAATATCAATGATTAAACCGGAGCTGCTGGAGTATATCGACGAGCTTAAAGCGTATATCACAGCTGACGGCGGCATTGATGTATTCAAGCTGAAAGAAACGTTTTATCACGATAACCCGGAAAAGGCGGGGAAAAAGTTAAAGCTCGACCATTACTATATTAAAACCAAAAACGGCCGAGAATACTATATCACCAATCCGCCGGAAGACTTTATCAATTTTTGCAAAAACAGCTAGGCGGTGATGGTATGAACGATGAAAAGACGCTTGAGTTTACATTCGAGCAGCTGGCCCCGGCCGTGTTGGGTCCCTTCCGCTTCGAGGGCATTCAAAGCTCAATCGACAACGAAAACACGTACACGCTTGAAATTGAAGTATTGGAACCGCCAAGACCGGAGCCAGTCCCGCCAGTAGTAACAGAACCTATCATTGTCAGCGGTAAGTATGAGGAAGTGCTCAACCCTTACGCGAACACCGACCCTATCGCTTATACGCTGTATCTTAATAACGCATGGGATGTAGCTGTCGACGCCGCCGGGAATATCGCCACTACATCGGGCGACTATGCAGTCGCACAGAACGCAGCCAACGCCTGCCGCCTGTTCTACGAAGACGCGCCGCTAGATATGACGCGCGGCATTCCGTACTTTGATATCACGCTTGGCAAAAAATCTTCTGTATCGGCGTCGGTACTTAGAAGCCGGATAAAAGATATTGTAAGCGAAATATACGGCGTGACGGATGTAGAAGTTGCCATAGACTATGACAACGAGGGTCGCATAGATGGCGGTGAAGTGCAGATAACGACGCTTAACAGTAAGAATGTCACTATACAGATTTAACAGAAAGGAGCTGCGATAAATGGCAATAACATTTAACCCGGACACTGGCATTGTAGTAGAAGACACGGCAACTATTCGGGCGCGGCTGGTTGAGCAATGGCAGAAAGCCTTTGCCGTTGACCCGACAAAGCCGCTGCTTAACACCGAGACCGAGACCCCGGCCGGGCAGCTTATCGACGGTCAGGCAATCCTGATAAATCAGAAAGACAGCGCGCTGCTCACGCTGGCCAACCAGCTAAACCCCAAAACGGCGGCGGGCGTTTTTCAGGACGCACTGGCAAACATTTACTTTCTGACACGGCACGTCGCCCAACCGACTTACGTCACAGGGAATATTAAAGGTGCTTATGGCACTATAATACCTTATGGCGCGCTGGTGCAGGACGTGAACGGGTACACGTTTCTAAATACCACAGTCACCACGATTGACGAGAACGGCACAGCTACGGCGGTTTTCCGCTGTACGCAGTATGGACCGATTGAAGTAGGCCCGAATACACTTACAAAAATCATCACTGCCGTACCGGGCTGGGACAGTATCACGAATGACGCATCTGGCGTTACCGGCAGAAACAACGAGACGCAGGCCGAATTTGAGCAGCGGCGCGCTGAAAGCGTATCGAAAAACGCGCATGGCACAGCGGCGGCAGTACAGGGAGCGGTCAGCGACCTTGACGGCGTTGTAGCCTGCGAGGTAGTCGAAAACAGGGGCGATAACGTTATCACCAAAATGGGAGTATCTTTATCGCCGCATAGCCTGTATATAAGCGTCTACGGCGGCGAGCCAGAAGACATCGGCAACGCTATACATCAAAAGATAGACGGCGGCTGCGGAACGAACGGCAACACTAAAGTCGATGTTATCGACCCAACGACGCAGGCCGAGAATACGTACTACTACCAGATACCCGAAACTATCAACATGGGTATATACGTTACTATCAGGAAAACGTTATCCCTGCCTACAGATTATGAAAGCTTGATAAAAAAGGCCGTGCTGGCCAACTTCAACGGCGAGACTATCGACTATAGCCGCGTCAAGATGGCACAAGTTTTGTACGCCAGCCGCTTTTATAAAAGCGTAATCCAGACGGGTGTAAATGATTTTGTGGGAGTGGAGCTTCAATATCCTGTCGGCGGCAGCCGTGTAAATAGTATTGAAATCCCTGCGGATGAAATCCCGGTGCTTTCAAAAGATAATATAACCGTCGTTGCGCTGGAAGCTTAGGGGGTCAGAACATGGATTTTCGAGGCAATGAAGACGTAAGGGCCTGCGACGATATACGCGAGGAAAAGCAGCCGTATCTGCTTTCACAATATTCTGCAAGTCCTACCATTTACCAGATACTAGCCGACTTCCGGGAAAACATTGACCCCACGCCGGATATCTGGACCTTTTACGACAACGTATTTAACATTGCGACGGCGCAGGGCGTAGGGCTGGACATATGGGGCGCTATCATAGGCATGGACCGTACTATATATGACCAGTCAACCAGTACAAAGATAACACTTGAAGACGAAGGATATAGAAAGCTGCTTTATTATAAAGCACTGGCGAACATCACAGACGCTAGTTTGTACACGCTAAATTACATGATAAATCAGCTGTTTCCAGACTACAATGTAACTGTTCTTAATGTCTTAATCGAAAAACAGACAGAGGATGGGACGTACTATAACTCGTATCCTATGCACGTCAGATTTCTTTTTAGGTCGTATCTGTCAGATGAAGACCTAGCTATATTCAAGGTTGGTGGCCCGCTATGTGTGGGTGCTGGCGTAGGTTGGGACTTGGTAATGATAGATACATCGAACGTATTCGGCTTTGACGGCAGCGGATTGCAACCATTCAACTGTGGCGTATTTATGCCCGATGGCGGTATATTCGTTCCGGACGATGAAGAAACCATATCAGATTGAATGTTTCACGTGAAACATTAGATTGCGTCACTAGATTTTAAAAGGGGCACGGACGGCGCGACGTGGCAAACCCTGCTCGAATTCATCGGGTCGCTGACGATGGACGAAGTGCAGGACGCTATAGACACGTCAATAGGAGAGATACCCAAACCGAAGCCGGTCAGCATGGGAGCTTATTCAACTGTAGGCACCAGCGGCGTAGCCGCTACAGATGGCTTTGTAACTTCAATAAGTTACAATAACACATCTATTACGGCGTACGTAAACGGCCTACAAGTCATGTACACGGCAGGCCGCAGTAAATACGGCCAAGGTGCTTGTTCTATTTCTTTCCCGGTCCCTAAAAGGGCGTCATGGAGCGTTAGCGGTGCTAATTATGTAAGATGGTTGCCACTTTCTGAATAAAAAGGGGCGATAACTATGAGCGTCAACGAACCGCTGTATAACTTTGCGCGGGCATTCGCAGACCGCGGTTCAAACACTGTAACTGTCAAGGCTAACGGAAATGTAATAGGTACTCTTAGTATGTCATGGAGCACTACAAAGGCAGGTTCAAAGGGCCACTATTGGGGAAACACAAAATCTAGTGCAGCAGCTAATACGTGGGCTTATAGTATCGAACAAGGTGCCACGATAGAGCTTACCAGCAGCGGCGGGACAAAGTTTAGCAGCTGCGCCCTACAGGTAACGCTTGGAAACTAAATCAATCAGAAAGGATGTTAGATACATGGAACATTACTCTAATGTTGTCAAGGCTATGATAGCGCGCAGCAATGCACGGGCGGCAGACATTGCCGACAAAATACAGGCCCGCGCTTATTATCAGTTTCAATACGTTCCGCCAGCAGGACCACTGCCCGGCTGGTCAATGGAGCAGCAGACAGAGGACGCTATAAATGAGATAGGCAACATCGCCTATTCGTCAGATGAAATAGCGCGTGAAGCGCGAGAGATTGCGCAGCAGGCTTACAACGCAGCGCAGGCAGCTATAGAAATGGCCACTAATGCCATAACAGCTGCGCAGAACGCACAGCAAACAGCGGATACTGCGCTTAATACTGCGAATACGGCAGTAAGCAAAGCGGACAACGCACAGGCCAGCGCAGACGCTGCACAGAAGGCGGCCGACGCAGCGCAGAAATCAGCGAACGACGCTCAAACGTCTGCTGACAATGCGCAGTCTACAGCTAATACTGCCATTGAAAACGCTTCACAGGCACTATCAGCGGCTAACGAGGCTAAAGCTTCTGCCGACCAGTCTAACCAGCGATTAGACGTCTTGGAGCCTATAGTTGATACACTGCGCTGGTATGAAAACGTTACAGATAACATCGACTTCAATACACATGTAGAGCTGGAAAGGGCATTCCTTCAAGGCACGGCCAACACGAACGGCCCTATTCCCGGTCCCGGCTGGCTGGATGTTGACGACGACTATAATGAAACCTATATCCGGCAGAAGTTTATCGCACAGGCTGACGGCGCATGTTATGTTCGCTTCGGCACCATTGTACCCGACAGTAGCCCTATCGAGGTAAGCAGCTGGACGGGTTGGGTAAAATATGCGCTGGCCAGCGAATTGACTTCTGCGGTCGAAACGATTAATAACAATATCACATCAATCAATGGAGAAATCACCACTATTAAAGGTAATATAACTAGCATTGAAGGCGATATCACAGAACTTCAAGAAAGTCTTGGCAATGCCGAGGGGGACATTACGACCGTAAAAAATGCGCTGGACGCGCATAAGGCCGATTACAAAAACCCGCATAAAGTAACTGCCGCACAGCTGGGACTAGCGACGGTTTATAAATACAAGGGGTCCGTTGAGACATACGCCGACCTGCCGACCAGCGAACAGCAGATAGGCGACGTTTACAACGTCAAACAGGCAGACCCAGACCACAACATTGAAGCTGGCGACAACGTGGCATGGGACGGGACAGCGTGGGATATCTTGGCCGGTGATACCGACCTTAGCGGCTATGCACAGCTTAATTCTGCTAACACCTTTAAGGCGGCGAATACTTTTCGTGCTAACATTGCTGTATCAAGTGGCACAACAGCAGGCAGTCAAGGACAAATTATTTTAGGCAACAAACCCCAATCAGCAACAGTACAAGCGAATATCATAGCTTCTACCACAGGGGCATTAAACTATATTGCTACAGAAAACACTGGACACTATTTCCAAATTGGCAATAATGTTGCGCGTACATCCATAACTACTAACGAAGGTGAAACAGCAATCTTTTCACATAATGCCTTTGAATTTGCGCGAATAACAAATGTCGGCGTTGCGAGATGGCTGGGCAATGCAAATACAGCTACGAAACTAGAAACCTCCCGCACAATAAACGGCGTGGTTTTCGACGGAACGAAAGATATTACCATTGAGGCAAGCGGCGGCGGTGATGTTACCGCCGCAGGAGATAACAACTTTACAGGAACGAACACATTTAATAAACCTATAACAGTGAGGGACGGCGCACTTGCTGGCATTGGTGG